TACTATCCATTGTATTTATTTCATTACCTGACATACCTATTCCAAATACAGACCTATTCCTAGACCGTATTTTTTCGTATGCGTTTATGTTGATACCATTTTTTGCTGAGTGTTGGTCAATAATTGAAAACCTACGTGAAATGGTTGAAGATGACCTAATCGACATCGGCAAAATATTTCAATATACGATTGAAATTATAAAGGCATGGAGGGGTAATGGATAAGTTAACTATCATTAACCGTATTAAGCGGGCATATCAGTCCATCCGAATAGCAGGCATACGGCCAACTGGAGTATTAGCAACGAGGGCATTAGTCCTCGTCATGCTAGTACCGATGATATTAGTCGTTGCCCAGTATGTGCTATCGACGATTAAGGGGTATGTATCCCCTGAAGCGAATCAGCTTATCGATAAGGGTATTCTTATAATTGACCATATATTCGTACCATCAGTGCTTATGACCATTGTTGGATTGTGTGGCATGTTCATCGATAAGAACCATAACGGGATTCCAGATAAGCTTGAGGAACCAAATACATTGCCTATGAACAGACCTGGCATACAACAATTAGAGGATGATATTAACCATGACGAGAGGGGGAAATAAATGTTTAGACAAATTACAATGGACGAGTTAAAAGACCTAGCGCTAGATGCCTATGGCCAAATTGAAAAGGCGTACTATCATTGGACAGGGGTAAAAGGTGGTAAGCACTTCACAGATTACCATATCAACATCGACCGAGCAGGTACAATGTGGACCGATATAGAGGCCTTAACCGATTATAAGGAACACACCTATATGCGCAATAGTAACGCTGTAGGCATTGCCATTGAAGCGTGTTGGGATGCAGTCAGTGAAAATAACCTAGGTAGTGAACCACCAACAAAAGAACAGTTGGCCACTATGACACAAATTATGGCGGTGCTTACTATTAATGCAGGTGTGCCACTTGACCTACAACATCAGATGACGCACGCCGAAGCAGCAGATAATCGGGACGGCTTGGACCTCTATTATTTAGATCCGACGGGCTATCCAAATAATACGTACGGCCCAGACTCCAACGTTGACCGATGGGACCTCTTGGTGTGCCATGAGGGCGACGAACGATGGAGTGGTGGTGACTGGTTACGTGGCACCGCTCGATGGTGGGGCGCTCAGTAGGGTAGTACAATTTAGGAAGGAGTTACCATGTATGAAACTATCAAGAACAAAGTTATATCTGCGTTTACTCTTAAGCGTGTTATTTGTGGTGTGCTTAGCATTATTTTCATCTATTTCGCATGCAGCCTCATCGGAGGGTACCTCGACACAAGAGCCGACTATCAGCGTACCCGTGAGCAGTTGGAACGAACTCGAAGGGCGCTTGATGAAAGCAGAAAGCTCAATCAACAACTCCGAGAAAGCATTGCAACAAGCCAACAGCTTAACCGCGACGCAGGGAACAGCATTAACAGAATTGAAGATTATCAACGAAGAACGGACGAAGGAATTGAACGCGCTCAAAGCAATCAACGAGAAACAGGGGCAAGAATTAACGAAAGCCTCCAATCTCTTGACGACGCAAGAAGCGAAATTGAACGAAGCCTCGACATCATTAGAAGAATTGATAGAACAAATCAAACGCAACAAACGAACCGAACAGCGCCTTAAACGGCAACGTGACACATGGGCTGTGGTAAGCGGTGTATTTGGATTAGCAGGTGCAATTCGTCGATGACTGAGAGGTGATCCATACATCTCCTGAGCATGAGCAGGTGGACTCATGGATTGATAGTAATAATGCAAAAGACCTTACTGGGAATATGTCCTGGTAAGGTCTTTTTTTTGTTTACAAATAGCCGTTGCGTATGATTTAAAAATATGATGTAATTATGGTAATAATAGGAGGTGGGAGTAATGCTGAAAGTATTTAATAAAGACCCACATTTTATGAGGGACGCAGTAATCGTAGATAGCTACGAAGCTGCATGGGATATAATATGCTCCATGCAGCAGAGGCTAGGCAAGGGCATCCTTGCTGTTGGCAGGGAGACTTGGGAGGACCTTAAATTGGCTGAGTGTTTCCCTGAGTTTGTTTGGAAAGAGAAAATAAAGGTTGTCTACATTAATAGTGATAAAACCTTACTAATTCCTGCGCCACGGAGATATAGTAGAGCTAATGTTTTGAAACTTATCAATTTCTTCGGACTCCACTATTCTATCCGAGAAATATAAATGTGTATATGACATCATTTTGACATCAAGTTATGTAAAAATATAGTGAAATATAAATAAAGATATTGACAATCAAGTTAGATAATTGCTGTATTTATTGATTTTGTGTATGTCTTTTAAATGCCACGCCATCTTGAGGGGGTGGTGAGCTAACGCTCGTGCGGGTTCAAGTCCCGCCAACCGCACCAAATATAAGGACCTACAGTTTACTGTAGGTCTTTTTTTCGTTATTTTGATATTAAAATATATTTAATGAGTTTATCTTCTCCTTTTAAACCTGAGAAGTGTTGGCAGGTTTTCACAATCCGTGTACAATCATAGTAATTAGTAATATACATTTATATATATAGTTTTCAATATGAGAGAAGATTATGGTTTTTAATTATGGTGAGACGTTACGTATCCGAAGGGATCTATATACGATTTTAGGCAAGATACGCTATATTGATACTCATGGAAAAATTGGGTATGAGTATAAGTTAGTTAGACATAAGAATAATGCAGAGTTTTGGCTCAGTTGGGATAAGAAGCGAGATGCGTACCAGTTTTCCAAGTTGTGTGGAAAAGCACTACCAGCCGATATGAAACTCATAGATAGTGGTTATGAGATGGTAACGGGCACTTGGGGTGAGGTAGACGTAGGTACTACTGATACTGCTAAATATAAAGAGTATGAAAATGCTGATGGTACTGCTACGTTTTCTGTTCAAGAGTGGGCTTTTGAAACGGAATATTCAAAAGGCTTTTACATTAATAAAGAATACGTATCTGTCGAAAAGGATTCAGAGGTAACCGAGTCTATTCTAGATAAAATGGATACGATTAAGAAGCTGAAGTTCATAGGACCAGTCGGTTGGATTTTGGGGAACTTACTACTTTATATGCCAATCTTTGATATAAAAATATTGAATGATGTACGGGATGTACTTACATGGCCTTATATAGTAGCTGGGAGTATAGTCCTTGGTATCATTGTGGTTTGTGCTTTCATTATTTCCAGAACTATGCGTTGATGAAAACACATCGGTTATATAGGAGTCCCTTTCGTGGGGTAAATAAAAGGTCGTAACATGTATTAATACATATTACGACCTTTTTACTATAGGATTTATTTGTTAGGGGTTAGTTATTAGCTTCAGCTGGTTGAAGTTGTTCAAGTTCAGCTTCTTTAGCATCTAATTCTTTGGCGCCAAAATGAGCCAATACACAGAATGTAATACAAAGAACACATGCTACTAATAAAAGATAGAAACCTGCATTCCAACCAAATTTATCTGCTAAAACACCAAATAGTGTTGTACCTAAGTTTGCACCAACAATGTAACTCATGAATCCACGAAGACCAACAGCAGAACCTACTGCAAATGGTGGTACAATATCCATAGTTTGTACTGAAGCTAAGAATTGAGGAATGTAGATTAAACAACCTACAATAGCAGCGAAGAAAGTAACCCATAAGAGAGACTCGCTTTGCCAATAACCAAATATACAGAAGAAGATAATACTTATAGCAATGATTGCAGGTGGCATGCGATAACCTTTAAAGAATTTATCGGAAATATAACCAGCAAAAATAGTAGAAGGAATAGCCGCCCATTCAAAGAATAAAAAGGCAACAGACATTTCTGCTTTGGAGAAACCCTTTACTTGTAATAAATAAATTGGAAGCCAAGTAAGCATACCAAAGCGAATCATGTAAACAAAGGTGTCAACTAATGATACATACCAAGCGTTTTTATTTTTCAATACGTATTTTACAAAGATTTCTCTTGTGCTCATATGCGGTGCTTCAGAACTTCTGTGCGCCTTATGAGCTGTGTCGGCGATGATTTCACTTGTTGGTGGTAAGCCTTCACGTTCAGGGCTTTCTTTGATTAAGAAAGAAATGGCAATTGCTATGATAACTGCAATAAGCGCTGGTACACCATAACTCCCTAATTGCCAGTGATCTGTAGTAGTGAAATATAATGCGGCGGCTACGATTGGTGCTACGATACCACCACCGAGATTGTGTGAAATATTCCAGATAGCTCCATAACGGCCACGTTCCTGTTTTGGGTACCATTTAGCTAAGGTGATAAAGGATGGTCCTACACCAAATCCTTGGAAAAAGCCATTTAGTACTACTAAAACTAAGAAGAAGGCGAGACTATCGGCAAAGCTCATAAAGATATTGATAATTGCACAGCAAATGAGACCGAAAGCCATAAACTTGGCAGGACTTGCTTTGTCCGCAAGACTACTCATAAAGCCTTTACTTAAACCATAAGCGATAAGCATACCACTAGATAGCAAACCAATTTCTGTTTTGCTCATATGGAGGATATCTGATAAAAAGTGTGTTGATAAGGCAAAGTTATTACGAACAATATAGTACGCAGCATAACCTATAAAAATACCAATTAATGATTGCAATCTATATTTATAATATAGATTCATAATCATGCTATCTGGAACTGATGATTTTGCCTCTTTAGGTTGTAGAAATGAAAACATAGTTATTACCTTTCTTTCTTAATAACTAAATCCTATTGCATTGTTAATACTACCATTTCTATAGAATTCATGTAAATGATTTATGAGATAAAAATATTAATTTGTAACTTTAAATTGCTTATTATTAGCTGAAAATGTGTATAGAAAATATTTGAATTATAGACAAGTACTTCTTAATATATTAGATTAAATATATTGGGAGGTTATTATCTATGAAATATTTACGCCGTGAACTTAATCAAGTGGAAAAAGAATATGTAAAACAATTTGGTGAAGATTCTTTAAATCGTGTCATCCTTCATGATCCTGATACAAAGGATAAACAAGAGGTGCAAGATACTATTGATATTCTAAAAGAAGCAATTGCAAAAAATAAACCTCTAGAACAGGTTCCAGAGGATATGTGGAAGCTTATTGAGTTTTAATGTATATGACTAACTATATGAGATGTATAGCCAGTTTTTTAATATAATTATTTGATGGAGACTTGAATGAATTTAAAAGGAATTGTACTAGTTGCGACAGCATTGTTTGCTAATATAGGAATAATAAATGCTGAGCAGATATCCATCTCATCTGTATCAACGCTATTAGGCGCAAAAACTACTCAACTTGATAGAGTACAACCTCAAGAAGTTATGCCTTATTTGGAAAGTAAAGTTACGGGTGAAACAGAATTATCTTATGCTGTTATGTCTGTTGCTAAAAAAACATTTAATGAACAAATGTTGCTAAATCGAGAGGTAGAATCACGTATGCACGCTCATATTGAGGAACATAATAGAACAATAAGAAGTGTACCACAACGAGACCTTATTAAAAATCCTTATACACGAGAAGAAATTGAAAAACAAATTGTAAAGGCCATTAATTTTAGAGAAAGCAGTAAGTACCCTGTTAATGACAAGGAATATTACAATCATATAGATATAAATAAAATAAATGATTTGTCTGGTTTTCCAAAGAAAATACCTTCTTTTGCTAAGCAGGTTGATATTCATTTAAAGCCGCCTAAGGCGATTGAAGATGGTCGGTATATTCAAGTTTCTTTTACGGGTAAACCATCAGAACTAAAGCCCTATATTCAAGATGCAGAAAATCATGCTAAGGTTATTATTACTAAGGGGGAGGCTGAACGTGTTTCTATTAAACCGTACGAAGATGTTAAGACGAATTATAGAAAATACTTGTCTACTATATTGCCAGAAGAATGGATTGAAGTAACTAATATATTCAATAATATGTATCAATATAAAATGGCGCTAAGCAATGAGAATATTAAGCGAAAGATTGATCGTGAGCTCTCTAACCAAATGAATAATCAAATGGTTTTGGACTTAGAGCAAGATACTAGTAAATTAAGTTCTGATAAAGTGTTGCCTAATGATGAAAATAAGACTTTACAGAAAAAATATTTAGGTTACTATTCGTATAAAGAAGTAAAGCGACCATTTAACGCAGAGTACACATTCTACATCTTTAAATTTGATTATTCATATAATATGTTTACTGTTGCAGGCATGGCCGTTAATCCAGAGCAAACTAGAGTCATTTATTTTCTTAATACAGTAGAGTAAAAATAAAAAGGCACATTGTTTTATGCGCAGACCATCTATAAATGAATTGTTTAAGCTGGTAGTTAAAAACAATGTGCCTTTATTTTATAGCTTGTAGAGTTCAGGTTTGCGATCTCTAAAAATATTGATTTTATTGCGAATATCCTCTACTACGGTGAGGTCGATATCTATAGATGAGATGCCCTCCCTAGTGTCCATTTCGAGTAGATTGGTGCCCCATGGGTCGTATACGGCGGAGTGACCAGTGCTTTGAACTCGACCTACTGTACCACAGCCGTTGACAGCACATAAGAAGAGTTGGTTTTCAATAGCTCGCACTTCGTTTAATACTTGCCAGTGGCGTAAACGCATAGTAGGCCATTGAGCAGGTACAAATAATAACTCTGTATTTGATAATGCAGCCATTCTCACGAGCTCAGGAAAGCGAATATCGTAACAGATAACCGTACTACAAGGAATACCATCCAATTCGAAATGAGTGGTATGTGTACCGCTAGCAAAGTATTGGTCCTCTTTAGCAGGACTAAATCCGTGCATTTTGGAATACTCTCCTACGAGCGTGCCTTTACGGTTGTAAGCATAGGATGTATTAAATACTAAATCCTCTTTTGCTACGGCTACAGAACCGCCCACAATGTTTACATTGTGTTCTTTTGCGAATGTACTTAATAAAGCTTTTGTTCTTTCTCCATTTCTGTCAGAAATATTGATTAAATCCTTAGATGGATGAAATCCTGTATTCCATGTTTCGGGCAAGACGATAATGTCAGGACTTTCTGATAGGGCTTGTGAAAGTAATTCTTGGACGCGTGCATAATTGTATTCCACTTCGTTTACATAGACGTCCATTTGTATAAGGCTTAAGCGTTTTTTCATAAGAAATCCTTTGTCTATTGGATGAGCATAATTTTAGTAATGTGTATTATAATTAGAATATTAAAGCATTATTGAACGGATTACAATATAGCTCTAAATAATCGTAGAAGTTTTAAATGATTTTTGATACTGAAGATTTATATGACTTTAGGCTTTCAGGTGTTATAGGCATCCATATGAAACTATGTATCCTAGACCTCGGAAATCGATTGATGAAGTACTAATAAAGCGTTAATTTTTACTATTCTTCATGGAAATGTTATAATATTCTGTATATAATTGTGTTCTAATAGAGGAGGACCTATGAAACGGATTCCGTTGGTAACACTGTTAGTTTTGGTATTGGCAATGGTTGTGGCAGGTTGTGGCGTGCTTTCACAAAAAACAG